TGGTATAATATAATTACAAAGTTAGTTGAGGTGATTTAATTATGAAATTTTACAAAGAGTGTTCAAAGGATGAGGCTGTTAATACATTTTATGATTTTATCAATTATCTTCCATCATTATATGATGATACAACCGATTATGATATTGAAAGTATTATTGAACTTGATGGTAAGTACGATGTTCATATTCATAATGATAATCTAGATTATACGCTTTTTATTCCTAAGGCAATTCGTATGTGTAGGTATTTAAATGAAATATGTGTATTTTTATATTTTACTGATAATAAATTTTGTTATTATATTGATGATTTCAAAAAGTGTGGTGGACTACGAAGCATACAAATAGAATATTAATATTATTGTGGAGGAATATTATTGTGGAGGAATATATGATATTATATACTGGAGAATATGAAGGATTAAAAGATTACATTAAAAACGAAAAATCAGTATGGCTCGTTAAAAACGCTATATATGCAGCGAAAAAGGCCGGTGCTATAACGGAAGAGTATGATGATTACGCTGTTATAAAAATCGAAGAATTATATAATGTAGCATATATCAGAAAAATTATATATATTGAAGGTATAGGCGATATCTTAGTTATTGATGATTTTGTAGTTCCATTTGATGAAGATGATGTATATGATCTTAAACTTATAGATAAAAGAATACGATACAGGAGTTTTTATAATGGTAACATGGATTTAAAACGAAATAGAAGAAAATGAATATTATTCAGCACTTTTAAATATAGGTTAAGAATCTACAGTAATGTGTTATTTTATCAAGGAGGGCCCTAAATGAGTAAGGAACAGTTACAAAATATTCGAGATAGTTGTATATCAGACGATGATTTTCTTACAGAGGTATGGGTAAAAATGAATTTACAAACATACATAAGAGGTATATATAGTGCAGATAAATCGATACGTAAGAAATATTGGAACGAACGATATAAATATACACGAACAATGGCATTGTATAACCTATATCATAAAGCAATTGTGTATACAATGAAAGAAGAACTAATAGAATATAAGGAGTATTATAATTTATGAATATTGTTGATGGAAAATTTACTGTTGTTGCATTTACGAATAAATATGGACTTTACGGATGTATTAGAACACCAGTTGATAAAGAAAAAACAGATTATTACAGAAAATATTTTAATATACGAGTTAATGATCGTATACTTGCACGCAATATAAAAAATGGGGATTTAATTGAAATTATAGATGGGTGGTTTTCAGTCTGGAACGATCAATTATATTTAAATATAAATGAAGGTAAGATTTCGGATAATATAAAAAAGGATAGAAAAAATGGCAACGAAACGCGAAAGAGATAAATATTATAGGTTGCGTAATAAAGTAATCAATTTAAAAGAACGGTTTGAGGCTGGGGAAACCCAGCCAAGAACCCAATCTAGATATAGAGATGTAAGTACACCATCTAATTTTCCATATAAAATAAAAAGAGGTTTAAGAGATTTTAAGAATTACGATGATTTTTTAAAGTATATGAAAAGATTAGAGGACATAGTTAAACATGGCTATGATAAACCGATGGTCGATAGATATATAGATAATTTGAAATACACATTATATAATATCTATGGAGAAGATGAATATATCGCCAGGATAATTAAAAAACTTGATATTGTAGATAGAAAAGAGATATTAAGATATCTAGGTGATATCACAATATCATATTTTTATTATGATAGGTCTACCTCTGATGATGATAAATTAAATGATTTGGAGAATAGGTTAAACAATGCATTGGGTAACAGCTGATTTTGAAACTTCAACAGAATCATGGTTAGAGATTGATGATGAAGCTAGAGTGTGGCTATGGGATATATGTGACGAAAACTATTATCATATTACAGGAACAAATATAACTGAATTTTTTGAATACCTATTTGAAAGCGATATTGATTATATATACTTTCATAATCTTAAATATGACGGTTACTATATTTTAAACTGGTTATTGAGGAACGGATTTTCAGAGAAATCGAAGAAACGAAATATAAAAAGCATAATAACAGAAACTGGAGTTTGGTATTCAATAGCTGTAAAAGTAAAAAAAAAAAAATAACCTTTTTAGATAGTTTTAAAAAGTTTCCAATATCAATTGAACAAATTGCAACGACATATAATCTAGATATAAAAAAAGGTGAGATTGATTATAATAGATACCGTGAGATTGGATACAAACCAACTAAAGAAGAAATTGAATATATAAATAATGATACTGAGATTGCATATAAAGCACTTGAGTTAGCTTATAATATAAATGATACATCTAGAACAAGTGCATCATCAGCGTTTAAGGATTTTAAAAGTGATTACGACGAAAGATATTTTCAATACATAATGCCGACTTTAGATTTAATTACTGATGATGATATTAGGAAATCATATAAGGGTGGATTTACATATCTAATGCCGGATTATAAAAATAAAGTGATCAAAAATGTATTGGTATTAGATATAAATTCCATGTATCCGTGGGCAATGTACAACTGTGTATTACCGTACGGTGTGCCGATATATTTTACGGGCAAATATAAAGAGGATGAAAAATATAATCTATATATTCAGCATATAAAAGCCGTGTTTCACGTGAAAGAAAATCACATACCCGCCATTGGTCTTAAAAATGTTTTTATGTTTGCAACGGAGTATATAACTGAAACAGATGAGGAAATAGATTTATTTTTAACAAAACCCGATTTAGAATTGTTTTTTGAACAATACGATATTGATTATATTGAATATATTGACGGGTATGAATTTAAAGGAATGATCGGCATATTTAATGATTTTATTGAACGAAACATGAAAATAAAGCGGGAAAGTACTGGAGGAATGCGATACATGGCTAAATTACGTTTGAATTCATGTTATGGAAAAACAGCTTTAAATCCTCGTAGACGAACGAAGCATGTTTGTTTGGAAAATGATGAACTATTATTAATAAACGGTGATGAAGAAATAAAAGAGCCAATTTATACTGCTTGCGCTGCGTTTATAACAGCTTATTGCAGAAAAAACATAATAGAAAACGGACAAAAATATTACGATCGGATTATATATTTTGATACTGATTCAATGCATTTAAAGGGATTTGAGATTCCTGAAGATTTATTTATAGATGATGTTGAACTTGGAGCATTTAAAATCGAGGAAAAGGCAGATCGGGCAAAATATATTAGAGCTAAAACATATATTCACGAAACAAACGATGAGCTATTGATTAAATGTGCAGGAATGCCGAAAGAATGTCATAAATATGTTACGTTTGATAATTTCAAACCCGGAGCAATATTCCCTGGAAAATTGATCGGCAGAGCGGTTAAAGGTGGATACGTATTGAAAGAAACAACATTTAAGATAAAAGAATAAAGCCCGCGAAAGCGGGCTTTATTGTATCGGGAAACCTTCGATATAATCACGGGAGACAACCCCGGATTGTTTCGGAACGCTTCTGGCGTTATGTCACCCAAAACAATGCGATTATAGTCTTTGAAGATTTCCAGTTGTATAGAAACATTATAAAAATGTTGCTAACATTTCGCTAGATAGGGATTGTATCTTTTTTGAAGTAAATCGAACTTGCCCAAACCGATAGTAATCGATCAGTTCTTTAAAATGAGTACCGGATAATTTACTAACAAGCATCGTATTTATACCCATATCAGCATTGTTGATTGCATAGCATACGCTATGGGAGGGGTCTATATCTTCACTTAGATAATACATCCATGTAGAAGGGTCAAACCAACAACCAATATATTGACCGTTATAGATAATGCTGTAACGAAAATATGCGGTGTACGGTTTGTTTGCAATGAATACATCGCTATCAAGAATAAACTGATTTTTCATTGCATAATCATTGTATGTAGTTCCAAGTGTGAGCTTTCCAAAGCTGGTACTTTCTCTAAGAGTTCGGAAAGATTCGTTATAATCGAACTCCACAAGCAACCGACGATTTTTATCAAAATAGATACCTGTTTCTATATTCGGAATATTGAAATATAGAAAATAAGGATTTCCCAGCTTAACCGAATTAGAAAGCATTATTACCCTACCCACATCATGAAGCGGTGTCGGACGCAATAAACTATCTATCGCTTTCATTAATTCGAAAGGCTCATTATATCCCCCAATATATGAATATCTGGGGTTATCTATCAAAAATTCATCGAATACGATGTTATATAGATTCTTATCCGGAAATAGTCCTTTTGCTTTTGCAGCTGTGCTAAGCGCAAAGAATTGACCGCATTGTTCACCGTCAGAAAAAATGTCGTTTCCTTCAACAGTCACATCGTAACCGCAAATGTCCTTTAGATTTTTTCCGAAGTCTTGTGCGCATCCAGGCATTTCCTTTGATTTGCCTTTTATCTCTGTCGTATATCGACGCATCCATATAAATTTATGACCACGCTTTTTAAAATCGGAAATGCAAAATCTAAGCCAATCGGTGGTTTTACCTCGTCCGCGCATACCTAGGCACATCAAGAGAAAAAAATTATAACCGAGAGCACCACGTGATGAATACCAGATATTATTGTCTTTCGATGAATTTTGTGAGAAACTCGGTGAACTCTTTGATCCTGATAGCATTTTCTTTTTCAAACCTTTTTAAAGTATTATAAAAGTCTTGTATGTCATCGTCGATGATGTATTCGAGATATGATATAAATTCAGTCATATCCGACATATGGCACATCGCTTCATCAATGACAAGATTACATGCAATTGTACCGATCTTTTCCGGTTCTTCAATTCTTTCAAGAACAAGATTTAATTTCTTTGAAATTTCCATAATTAACACCATTCAATCAGAATAGTTGCAGTTTCTCCATTCGGAGAAACTAAAATAGACTTTCGCCGTCTCATGCTTCCCGTGGTAGTACTTTTTCAGGAACAGACTCACAACCAAGCCGAGCAAATTCTGCGGCAGACACCAGATATAAAGTATAATCTTTTTCATAGCGTCCTCCTTAGGCTGTTATCATCAAAAGCACTGGGGCACTGCTGTTGGGAGAAATGTGCAGCAAGGTAGTATCTGACTCGTCAATCACCGTATAGCCGACGGCCGGAGTAATCGTTGTCCCTTCCTCACTCGCCCAGCCCGAGACGCCGACATACAGTTGTGTGGTGTCTTTTACCATGACGACGTCAGCGTTTGTTACCCCGAGGTCAATCGTGTAGCTATCGTCGTACACTTGCACGGTTCCGTAAGACATGGACAGCACTTTCATGCTCCGCATTGCCGCAAGCTCCGCCACGCTAAACTCCGCGGTCTCACCCGGCATAATGAGCTGATAGCTGATATTTCCGCCGCCCGACGGCAGCGGCGTGCGATTGCTATAAACAATCGACCCATCGTTGCTAGTAACACTTACTTGAATTTGGTTGTCACCGTCAATGTCTACCCCTACCGAAGATACAGACGAACCGTCTGCGCCAGCAGGGCCAGTTGCGCCAGCAGGGCCAGTTGCACCAGTCAATCCGGGGGTACCCTGAGGACCTCTATCTCCTTTATCTCCCTTTTCTCCCTGAGGGCCGGTAGGGCCAGTTGCACCAGTCAATCCGGGGGTACCCTGAGGACCTCTATCTCCTTTATCTCCCTTTTCTCCCTGAGGGCCGGTAGGGCCTGTAGGCCCTTGTTCTCCTTGTTTTCCTTGTGGGCCTTGCGGCCCTTGCGGACCTGGAACAGCGTTCTGTTCAATATATTCGCACATTCCTTTTAATAACTGATCTATATTATAGGCCTCGGTACAAGGATTTGAGCGGGTAGGAAGTCCATCTACAATTTTACCATCATTAACAATAGGCATTTTCGATAACCCCCATAAAACAGCGTTTTATAACTTCATCATCAAACCATTCATATTCAATATTTCTTACGATCTCCCCGTATTTTTCGATGGTTTCGTATTTATCAATATTCTCATATCCGGTAATAATATGAGAATCGCGATAACTAGAATATGATTCCGTTTCGGTTTTTCCGAAATCTGTCACAGTTTCGCTTCCGCCCTGGTGAGTATCTTCTATTGTATTAGTTCCGGTGTTGGTATAGGTCGTAATTTGAGCTTTTGCCTTGCTTGCATAGCTCATTTCCGAGACTCCTGCAAGTGTCATATTCTTCGGAGTGTCGCTTTCAATCTCCGATTTATCATCGGTATCTGTTAAATCTCGTGTCTCTTTAGAGGTATTTTTTACATTATTTAATGTGAATGTGTTTGTATCACTTCCTCCGAATGTCTTTGTCTTAGTGCCAGATTTTGTTAAATTATCCGTTTTATTTGATTCGTCAAGAACATTCGATAGTGTTTGTACTCCTGATGAAGGAAATAGAAATGATATACTTTCAATCTTTTTCCAATAATGCAGAGCTGTTTTATTAAAAGCTCTAGTTAAATTCCACATCCATCTATCCAGAGGATACTGACCAATTTCTGAAAAGCGATAGTATTCGCAAAAATCATTTATTACGGATGAAATAGTCCATGAATAATTACCCGTGGGACCGATTCTAATTGATTCAGGTCTTACAAAGATATTCAATTCAGTATTGAAATCAGCCTTTTGTTCATCCCATGTTTTACCACTGTATCGGGATTCCAGCGCCTCCGCTAACGTAGGAAGGAACGTATTGCTCAATTTCATCACCTCCATCGTTAAGAATAACCTCAATATTAGTTCCGAACATTTCATTGACTGCGTTCATTTGTGCCCTTCGTTGATTGTAACATGCCTTTAAATTAAGTTCCGCCATTTTATTGAGTGTCTCAACCTCAGAAACATTTACACGCTCCATTTTCTCGACAGAAAGATTCTGAATTCCAAAATATGAGAGTATTTCCGCTTCATAGGCTCGGCGAGTTTTTTGTATCTCATTTGCAATATATGAAACTCCGGTATTTTGAACGATATTTTTCTCTGTAAGAGATACCCCTTTTCGCTTAATGATAAACGGTTTTCCGCCCTTGATTTGCTTCCATTCTCGATTGATACTATTTACATCTTGCTCATCGCCGTAGAACAGATAAGGAACCTTATTCGCGGTAATGTTTTGTTCTTCGGTATCTAGACATTCACAAATACGAACTATCCACGGCATAATGAATAGCGAGGGGATAGAGCGTGCTTTATCATTAAATAACAATACGGAGTTAGAGGTATTTCTAACGGTATTATAACCATTACCACCCACTACGCGGAACTCGTCCATGCGATAATAGATATTTAAATCCATTTGACCAACAACCGGAAGAACAAACAAATCTTCGCTTATATCATCACGGAAAAAACAAAGTTGCTGATTATAATATAGGAAATACTCTATAATATCACTCGGTACCGTATCCGGTAAATTTTTATATGTAAATCTGTTTTGAAAGATAGCCGCCCACTTCCATACTTGTTCGCTAATGTCGATATTATATTTTTTTGTATACTCGGTAATAAGCCAGTTTAGCTCACAAAATTGATTTGCCATTTATGCGAACACCTCACGATTATCTATTGTGGTATCATACATCGTATCGCTAGTTCCGTTATAATGCCATAATGTAACACCCGACGCAAATATATCCTTAATGGCTTTAACAGCGTCCTGAGGAATACCGATAGATGTGGTAAAGTTAAATTCCGGACTTTTGATATAATTCCAAGCTGGTCTAGAATTTAAATCAGGTACGATTACATCATTTATCGTATATCCGTATCGATTAAACATATCTGTCAAATGTTTCATTTGTGCATTTTTCTGTGTGAAAAATGATAACGTTAAATAATTTAATCCAAATATATTATAATATACATTATCGACAGACGGTGATGCAGCTGTAGGGGAACGCTTTAAATCATCGAGTTTAGCTAATGTAGAAAATCCACCGGTAATTAATTCTCCGGCTCTTCCTGCGGCTTCTTTTAAATTAGAACTAAATGAAACTGAAACTGCACTATTTATAATATTTGAAATAATACGAGATCGATTTTCATAAATATAAGTAGCATATTTGTCGCTCTGGTATGGATAAGAAGGAAAATTATTATTTATCTTCGTTATATCATCAGTTTCACCATTTTGAAGGGTTAAATATGCAACGTCTCCACCTTCAACACCAGGATACACTGAATAAAATAAATTGGTTGGAGGTGTTGAACCTTGTGCTTTCAAATATAAATTATCATAGACTGTTAAAATATTGTTTGCCTCTGTAAGTTGTAAATAAGAATACGGTTTACAATAGCATTTAGGATCATATAATGTGCGTGTTGTTCGACCGCTCAAAAATACAAATTGATCACCACTTATAAATTTATATCCTGACGAAATACCTAATATACTATATACGGCCGGATATTTAAAACTTTGTCCGATCGATTCGGGATATATTGTAAAATTAGAAGAAAAGGTGAATATATTATTACTATCAATATCAATACCAGGTATACCGGCGGGATATATCTGAATAGATAAAATATGCTCGGCTTTTCCTTGGGTCATACAATCTAAAACAAATTGTCCGATACTCTTTCCGTCTGTACCGTCAGAGAATTTATATGACCTTAACGGTATAAACCACATTCTCGGATATGAAACATTATTTCTAGTGCTCTCATTATATATTTCCGTCACATTATTATTGTTTGGTAGAAATGTCGCATCTGTTACAACAACGCAAATCGGAACCCCAAACGTGTATGACTTTATCCCACTCTTAATAAAATCTCCAACCTCATACGGTTCTGGTTCTGATAAATAATGATATGCCTCGTTTGATAATTCATATATACTGTCGTTTTTAGTATATAAATTTACATGGCATCGTTCCACAAACGACGATACAGGGCTTATATAAAGTAAATATGTTGTAACATAATCGGGTTCTAAATATAATCGTGTGGTGTGTAAGTTGATATATTCAAAGCGTGTTACAAAGTAAAAAAAGTCGGTATCTTCTGTCGTTATCATGATATATTTCCATGACATGGCAGAATGTAATGAACTAGATAATTCAGTAGTTAAATCGAGGTCTATGTAATTGTCGCGGAAAGTAAATGCCCGATCTGTATCATCAATTGTATAAGAAAATCCGTGAGACACCATATATTTACGACGCTCTAAAGCAGATGAAAATGTATAATAATTCTTTCTGTCGATCGCCCAAGGAACATTTACTTTCCGAACAACTATAGACATCTTATTACTCCTTAACTACAAACGGAATCGCATTTCCGGTCGGATCGTAGGCCATCAAGCCCTCCCAATAATAATACCAATTCCAGTATCTTCCTGCTGGATTATAAATGCTGTCCATCTCGCCAATAACATAATTCCACCGCTCCATTTTTGTTCTGTCACAAAGGACAGCAACAAGACCTGGGATATTTGTTTGGGGAAGAGCATCTACAAGAATAACCTGATTGATACCGGTATTTGCCTTTGCGAGCTGGAAAATACCTGTGAGAACTTTAACATCCATGTAATTAGCCCATTGATAATCAATAATCAAAACCTGATTTTCCTTTGCGGTTCTGGTTCTAACTCCCATGCGATTGTTATCAGAGCTATTAAATGAAATTGCATCACTATACATCTTTAACTGTGTAAGTAGATTTTCCGCCGTGGCAGTAATATCAATAGCTGAAGGGGTTCCACTTGTCTTTACAGTTACATTGACTGCATTCGTAACAGCTGTCGGGTCGGTCGACGATGTTCCGTTATTCGGGTACATCTCAAACAATCCGCAAACTTCCTTACCCATTGTAAAGGCATCATCCTTGAACGACTGGAACGGTGTATCAAGAATAAGCCGCAAAAACTCATCCATTTTTGCGCTATCGTAAAACGCTTTACGCAATTCCGTTCTAGGAAGAGTAACAGGATATTGTAATGATCTATCTACTCTAGCAAATGTTGCGGTAATAGTTGGCTTATTGATTTTAAACGGATCAACAGTTCCACCATTGACCAGGGTGGGGGGTGCCTGCGCTGCAATCTTTTGAATATAAATTTTCTCAAGAGTATCTCCATACTCGAACCTACCTTTATCAAATACATCGAACGGATCATACCCAGTAAAATTACTGGACATGATTTTTCCAATTAGATTCGGTAGAGCACCCAAAAATGTGTTAGCTGCCGAAGAATATGTATCAAACATATTCCCGATCGCTGCAATATTATTTCGTGTTGCATCAGGAATAAAACTGGTATAGTCCTCATCCTGATTCGCTCGAACTGCATTTAACAATCCAAGCATTACATCTGTATTACTCATTTAAAACGCTCCTTTATCAATTCATTTAATTTATCCAGCTCATTTTTATCATCTGTAATCTTTTCTTTTGTTCCTTTCAATAACAAATCCTTATATTTCTTGATTGCATCGTCGTATTTCGTCTTTAACTCTTCATACTGCTTTGTAAGCTGTTCAAGCTCCGTTACTTCGTTATTATCTTTAGATTCGTCTGAATCATCACCATTATCTAAAGTTTTATCATCATCATTATCTAAAGTTTTATCATCAATGTCCGCCATATACACCATTTACTCCCTGAATGAATGCGTCAATATAATTCGATACCTCTTCACTTTCCTGTTTCGTAAGATTATAAATTGCCTCAATCTCCGTCATAACCTTATTTTTCTTCTCCGATCCAGTCATACTCATGCTTTCATACTTAAAGCAAATCTTTGTTACGGAAAGTAAAATTTCCTCCATACGTGCCGATTTCGTATTTCGCTTTTTCGTAGAAATAATCACACTTGCAATCACACTTGCAATCATTACTACATAATAGCAAATACTGATAATTAGTTCGCTCATCTGTTACACCTCCTATTTGATAGTATAATTA